ATGGACTCGACGGGGGGATTTTTTTTCTGCTCCCCTATCGTAGACCCATTCACATTTTTATTACAAAATATTGACTGAGAGGCGATATAAGGCCACTTTTTAGGTAACCCTATACCTACCCCTCAGTTAACCGCTAATTAACCTTAAAACGGCTGTGAGTGGCTCAAGTTACGGTTTAATACCTGGATCAAACCACCCAAAGTGCCAACCAAGTCCTGCCATAAGAGCAATAATCAGTACTGTCATACCCATATCGAATAATTTCATTTAATAAGTCCTCAATTTAACTGGTTTTTCTTTTGGTTTCTTCCTAGTTTGCTTTGGTTTTGGTGTAGGATTCTTGTATCCTTTTAGTTTAGGCATAAGTTACAGTCCTTTATGGTTACGAATTTCACCTTTTACAGAGTCATAAGGGAAACGAGTAGAAACTGACCTAGCTCCTTTATGTTTCACTGTGAGTGGAGCTGTGTTTTTAGGTGGAGGTACTGGATTACGTCTCCCAAGGCTCGAATTGAAGCCCCCTGAACCCACATCCCCCCTGATTTTTTTGGCATCTCTCATTCTTGTACTCCTTCTTTTTATTAGGAATTACTCTAGTTCGGAACCTTTTGTCCCTGAACATCTTGGATATGACTTGATCTTCAAGTGCATACTTATTTTTCTTGTCTATAGGTATCATTTTTTTCGTCTTATTCGTACCGTGGTCCCTTCATCTAAAGGTTTGAGCAAAGCTTTATTAGGACCACGAGCTTGGGAAGCTTCCTCTACTATTTTATTGGTTTTGTTTTGTCTACTTTTTAATATATCTCGTCTAAGTTCGTTCTCAGCTTTTTTTTGCTTTTCTTTTTGTTCTTTTGTAGGTGACTTATACTTCTCCATATTCTTGCCCCATTTCTTACCAAGAGTAAGAAGACCAGCAGTAGCTCCGGCTGCCCCAACAGCCTTAAGTGCGTTCTTTGCTATTCTTTTTTTCTTCTCAAAAGCTTCTCGTTTTTTACTAAGACTACCTTTTGTTTGCTGCTTCTTAGACCCAGGCCAGTTTTTTGGTTTCTTCTTTTGTTTGTTAGGGTCAACTTTAGAGCTCTTTCGCTGAGTTACTGTCTTTAGTTTTCTCTTTGATCCTTCCCCTATAAACTTTTTTCCAGCAGCAGTTTTCTCTTTAACTTTCTCAGCTTGTTTCTTTGTAATAGCTTTTCGTAGTTTTTTAGCTGCACCCTTTTTTAACTGTTTACCGACCATATAAGTAGCTAATTTAATACCCAATCTAGCAGCAACAACAGCAATTACAGGTAAAGGCATTTTAAACTATCTCCTATTTCGTGGTTTCATTCTCTTTGGTGAAGCAGGCTTAATCTTAGGATCTAAGAGTCTCCTTCGTAATTGTTGCGGTGAAGCAGACTTAATCTTAGGATCTAAGAGTCTCCTTCGTAATTGTTGTGGTGAAGCAGACTTAATCTTAGGTGGAAATCTTTTAGGTGGGTGACTAGCTACCAGTGGTTTTAATTGTTTTGGTTTTGATCTTTCCATTTTAAGCAGTCTCTCTATTAAAGGGAATACACCCCAAGTTAAAGTTAGCAGGGATTTTGATTTTATCTTTTGCTAGGTCTTCAAAAAACTTGGTATGAGCTTCAATACAAGCTTGTTCACTAGAAAAGGTTTCCACTATTTCTCCATGTTCAACTGCTATAGGAACAATAGTAAGGTTTAGATATATAGATATTAGAAGCCACATAAATAATTATGTTGTATATTTAGAAATTTTAGATTTACCTCTAGCTCCTCGTCTTGAGTGTTTTATTGGATCAGGTGATTTATTAATACTCAAATCAGAATGACGAGCTGTAGAAGCTCGTGGTGAAGGAGATGATAATGAAGCTAGTTCTTCTTTAAAAAAATCTTTATTAGCTGAATTAATACTGGTTGCATCACGTTGAACTGATTCTAAAAAAGAACGATGTTTGGGCCTAGGTAAGCTTTTAGATATCGTAGAAGCCCAGTGCTGTTTAATCATTAATACACTAAGTACTCTGCCCAATAAATTACTCATATTTTAACCCACACGTTTTCATCTTCATAGCTTTGGTCTACGGTTGACATAAATGATTTAATATTCTCTTCAAATTGAGCGTTCTTACGTTCATTATAAGCTAGGCTTTCATCAGCAGCCATTTGTTCTACCCAATAGTTAACTCCCATAGCTAGGACATCAATACGATCATCATATTGAAGAGATCCTTTATCACGAGTGAGTCTAGTCATCTGGTAAAACAGTTGTCTACGAGGTTCATCCTTGGATTTCTCGTAGTCTTGTTCAGCTTCATTAAAGTCTATTACAAGCCTGTGTTGGTTCATAATAGGCTCCAAGACATCAATAATTCTAGCTTCTTTCTGCTTGGAGTGTTTAATCTCTTCTACATGACACTGATGGTATTTATTAAGTACAGGTTTAAATAGTTCAGTATACATACCATCACCAAAATTAGCTTCTATTTCTATTACATTAACCTTGTGTTTCTTGGCTATTTTAGCTAATTGAGTTAAAGTACCGTGATCATAGCCACCTTTAAGTCCACCAACAGCTAGAACAAAGATCTTACCATTGAGGAGTTTAGTGACAACATATCCTGTCTCATCAGCTCCTCTACCACTTGGATCTAGGTGGAGAGCAGCTCCAGTGTACTCATAGTAATCCTTAGAGACTTCAAATGGTTTATAGAAGTAGTCTCCAGTTAAACCTACGGCTGGTAAATCAAGTAAATCATCTTTACCATAGAGAACTCTTCCTGGACCTCTATCAGAATCTAGGGGGATTACCAGGAGATCTCTAAGCTTAAGAGGATAGCGTTGGTCATCTTCACCTGAAGTGTCCAACATAAACTGGAGAGAAAATCCAGATTTACCATAAGAAGCCTCACGTTCTGTAAGATCCAGATCATCGAATCTAAGTGGATCTGTGGGGATATTAGTCTTAATAGGAAGAGTACTTATAAATGGAGAGAGCTTTGAACCATAGAATTCTCGTAGTCTACTATCAGGCATCCTTGCAGGCCAGATTCTACACTCATACCCTCTATCTTGTAGGCTACTATAGAGAGACTCCTCAACCTGTGGTGTACCCAAGTAAACAATACGTCCAACTGTAGGCATAACTACAGCATCAAATTCCTTTACAACTTCTCCCAACTTATCTCTCATGACTTGGGTAAGAGCATTAGAGAGTACTTCTACATCATCTGCAACAATTATATGAGCACGAGATCCTACTATCTGCCCTGTAATACCAACAGACTTAACAGAAGGAGCGTGGGAAGCCCTAGAAGGAGCAACATCAAAAGCAACATTAGAGCTTCTCTGATCCTCTCTCGCCTTGAGATGTTGGAGGATAGGCATCTCGTGAATGATTCTTTTAGTAAACGTAGAAAAGTCATCAGATCTTTGTTTAGATGCAGATACAACTAGAAATTTAAGCTGTGGATCACATAAGAGTTTCCATACAACAAAAGCTGAAGTAATCCAGGACTTCCCAACTCCCCTAAAAGCTTGAATTATAAGTCTCTTGGGGCCATTCTGTAAGTAGTCTGCTATGTCATATTGAATAGGAGTAGGATCTGGTAAAGCTAAATGCTTCCAAGCTAGGTAGAGAAAGTTCCTGAAATCAGACTTAATTAGTTCTAGCTGAGTCTCTTGGGGTTTCATCAAAAGGAAGTTCCTCTATCAAGTTCTTTATATCAATATTATTAGTACCAGCACACTCAATATTATTATCTCTAAGAAACTGCCTTGCCACGTTAAGGTCTGCTGGAGAAGCTTCCCCTGATAAAATCTTTTCTTTAAGTATTCTGGCAAGTATCCCATGAAGTTCACCTAAATCCTTTTCAGAGCCCTTATTTTTATTGGTCATCTTGACAGCTCCTTAAGAGATTATATTGTTTATGTAACCAAGCATCAGTAACCTTATAGTGGTGCTCATCTATTTTGACTATTTCCATGTCACTTGGAATGATTACTGCTTTGTCTGTCATGCAGCTTACTAAAAAGAAGGGTAATACGAGAACTATCCCCATCTGCAATAGCCTGATCAAAATCTTCTTTTCTTTTAATACGTTCACGTTCTGGTTTTCCTTTCAGATACCACAAAGCTATCTGGAAAACAGCCTTAAGTAGTCCAAAGATTCCCATTATTTTACTTTTTATTCTTTAGGATATGGCGGTCTATGCCTAGTTTCCAAGTAATACCACCTGTCATACCAACTAAAGCCCAAGTTTCAGGGGCAAACGCATGATATCCCATCATTTGACAGATACACATCATGATTCCCATGAGCATCATAAAGTAAGTCTTATATCCTGGCATAAAACTATCAAAGACTCTAAGAATCGGTTGAATAAGCTTTTCCATGTTTTTAGTTCTCCTGTGGATCATCTAATAGTCGTACTTTATTAATAATAGATATAGGAATACGACCTATACCCCGATATGCCTGAGACATTTTTGGATCTAAATCTTTATTATAACCAATAGTTACATATTTACCACTAGTTCCTATATAAAAACCTATAGTGTCATATAATGTTTCTGTGTTTTCTAGAGTAGAACCTAATGTTATTTCTTCATTAGAATCATCATAAGCATCAAACCAAGTGATAACTATAGGGGAACCCCTAGTTAAACTCTTAAGAATCTTTTGATTTGGTTGGTCCATACTCAGTTCCCCTATGCTCCAGTAAATGTGAAAGAATTAAATTATTACTGTTTTTTAGTGGCTCTAAGCTGTCATCTAAGTTTTCCCTAGTTAAAAGAGAACGCTCTACATCATCTACTCTTTCTTCTAGAGCATCTAATCTACCAAAAAGTCTGTTCACAATCCAGGCTCCTATTGATGCGATAATGCCAAGCAACCAATATACTACATCAGATGCCATTTCATTGAATTTCTCCACAATCGCCTCGCACTTCGTCCATTACTATTTTACTGGCAATATTCGCACCAGCATTAATCGCCACTGTTTCAACCAGGCCCCCGCCGCATCCGCCTAAAAATAAAGTTGCAATCAGTATAATTTTCATTCTTCAACCCACTCCCACTTCAGGCACTTACCGATGTAATAGCTGTAGGTTATGCAACGATAGTATCCTGCTAGGATGTAGATGGTTTCCATTAGCTTCTAGGAATCAGGCTCTGTAGGCCAGATAATATCGTCAGGATTAGGATAATTTTCAGGCAAATCTCTTAATGCCTCTCGGTAGCTCTTCCACTTTGATTTGTCCCTAGGGGAATCATCAAGTTGCGTAAAATCAGAATTAGTCAGCAATAAATTCCGCTTACCTCTCAATTCATCCCACTTTTCATCATTAGATTTTTCCTGCACCTCAAAATTTCGCCACTTCCCATCCACGATACTGCCGTCAGTCTTCTCCAACTTTTGTGTGTCGGAGTTGATCGTAGGCCATCCCTCAACCTCAATAACATCGTTGTCTGTCATCCACTGAGCCTCTGGCCCTGACGCAGGGAATGACACGTTCTTGAAAGACTCTTTTAGTTGCGAAATACTCTTGACTTGATTATTGTAATAATATTCCATTTGATATAATTCCTATGATTGATTTTTGTTATGTGCCATATATAGATATTCATCCTTTAGAAGCTCTGTAATGCCTATACGCTTTAGCACATCTTTATATGCGTCTTTAAATGTTTCCGCCATTTCATCCAACCAATCATACAAACTATTTACGGTTGGCATACCTTCCTTTTTTTGAATCATCTCATCAATAGCATTAACATAATTAGTAGTTAAGACATAACAGGTTTGGGCGTGTAATCCATACTGCTCAAGGTACTCCATCGTACCCATACCAAGTCTGCCACTACGAACAATATCTTTAAAGCATAACCTGAATATCATCTTCAGGTGATGAGAGATTTCATCGTTCTCCATATCCTTTTCGTCCCAATCGTCTGGAATATTATGTGCTTTTTTAATATCATCATAAACAGATTGGAACATCGCAATTTCCTTCAAACTCGACTCTATACCAGCCTTAGATGAGAGAATTCCGTGGTTTGCTTCCTCAACCAATACGTCAGCCATTTCTGTGTTTTCTTCCTCCCATCCTTTTATTTCCACTTTTAATTTTTTAATTTTAAAATATGATTCCGCTAACGCATCCGATTTAGCTTTTATTTCGGCAAGGCACTGTCTTAGTCTGCGATATGGAGCATCGTTGAGCATAGTAATTGTCATCAACTGACTAGAAGTTTGTGTGTTTTTCTTACCAAATATTTGGCAAGCACGATTAACTTCCTGCATACCCCTGCTTATTTTTGCTAATTTTGTAGGAGTGATGGTTTCCATCTCCCCAACAGTTTCAGTCAAATAAGATATATCTTTTTTTGTGATTAATGTATTAGTCACCAGAAGTTGCTCCTGTTTGGAATCTAGTTGTAGTGATATCGCCAAAATCTGTGGAATTACCTGTCGAGGCTATCGTTAGATAGTCAATAACGTTACTGTTCGGTGGGCTTGTGTAACCACCACAATTAATACCTCGGCTACCATCGGAAGTACCAGCAGCACTCGATCGGGCTAATGTCAGATCCCCGAAGTCCGTGGCGTCACCTGTTGTAGCTATCGTTATGTAGTCAATAGTGTTATAATTTGTAGGTGACCATCTACCGCTAGCCCATACCCCTCGGCTGCCATCACTTGAACCACTCACCCCATAATGTGATCTAGTTAGATCGCCAAAATCCGCAGCGTTTCCTGTCGAAGAAATTGTAACGTAAGATGTTCGTGGGTCACCGTACCCGTCTGACCATATCGCTCTATCCTGTTCGGTTGAGCCAAGAGCCCCATGACCACTGCGGTCTTCAGGCAAATCACCAAAATCTGTGGCGTTGCCAGGTGTATCAATAGCAACATAGTCTATATTCTTCTTACTTGCGAACGGAGAGACGTTTTGTTCACCACCTGCGAAAAGAGCACGTGTGCCATTAGTTCCTCCTGACGTTCCGTGGGTTGATTCAGTTGTATCACCAAAATCTGTGGCGTTACCTGTTGACCCTATGGCTACATAGTCAATTACCCCACTAGAAGCCCAAAGCCCCCGTGACCCATTAGAAGCCCTGCCATCAAAGGGACTCCTCGATACAGTTAAGTCACCAAAATCTGTGGCGTTACCTGTTGATTGAATAGTGACATAATCCATTACATCCGTAACACTTCCTCCAGCCATTACACCTCTAGCACCCCACTGTACGTCCCCACCTGCACCCGCCACCACCATCATAGCTTTTTTAAAATGGCTCATGATAAATCTGCTCCAACAAGTCCACCATTCCAAATTGTGCCACCGTCCACAGTCCAAAATACCAAGCAGTCAACTCCGCTTGAAGTTAAGTCAGGGGCAGAACCCCCTGCCCAATCTACACTTGCAGGCCAAGTCATTGTTTGTGATCCCCCGTTAGTTAACATTAGAGTGAACCCACAAAGCTCATCAGATGCGGTTGGGTTACTAAACGTCCAAGTGTTTGTCGATGCACTTGCTGTCGCTGTTACGGAGTTTCCTAACGTCAAGTCAATCGTCCTTGCCCCACCTGCGGAACCAAGTGCGTTAGTTACTTCTCCGTAGTCTTTAAGGTTTATTTTAGAGACAGTATAATCTGCACCATCCAACGCACCACCAAGGGTTGAGCTTGAAGATACGGGCTTCCCATTTGCTTTTGAGTAATTAGTGCATCTATATTTGCCAGTGGCATATTCAATAAATTCTGCTTCATCTCCGGCAGCCGTTGTGATATTAGCACCGCCAGGAAGAAATAAATCAGTTGCGTCATGAGTAAGTGTTAACGCTCCATCAAAATGTAATTTAATTTGGGTTCCAACTCCACCCGTTGTATTGATAGAAGTGATCGTAGTTGTACCCGTAACATCAAAATAGTTTCCGTCTGTTAGAACAGCCAACGCAGTAGCCGATGCTACATCTGCACCTTGACTCCATTGTATTTGACTGCTATTACAATCCAAATCCCCACCCAACTGAGGCGAGGTATCTGCTGCTAATGAGGCAATCCCAGCATCTGTAGCCCAACCTAAAGTTAAACTGCCGTCCGTTTTTAAAAGTTGATTTGCAGAACCATCAGAGGTAGGCAGAGTAAAGGCTACACCACCTGTACCTCCTTTGATTTTGTCTACAACAAGTGTTGAAGCCATTTTAAATTTCTCCTAAATAAAAGTAAGTTCGCCATCACCAGCAAGAGTCCAAGTATAAGAACTGCTTACAGTAATTGGCCCTATCAAGAACTGGTTAGCTGTCGTTGATGTGGTTGTAGTAACATTCGATCCAATCGAATTATAGTTTGAAAAAACCGCACCGTCTGTAGTAACAGCACCACCCTCACCAAGAGTCACATCTTCGTCAGGCATCGTGATTGTGCGAGTCGTTTCAGTTGAAATCCCAGAAGCCTCAAAGGCAATTTGCTTACTTGAATCACCATTATCTCTAATACGAAAATCATTATCATTTACTGTAGATACAGCCCCAGCAACAATACCATCTATTTGAGTTTGAATATTTGAGCCTATTCCATTAAGACAACCAAACTCAGTATTACTAATAGTTCCGTTATAAATCTTAGCAGCATCTATAGCAGCACTTCCACTAATATCAGCATTTTCTATCGCTCCAGTAGCAATAGCTACAACACCAGCATTAGAGATAGTTATATCTCCAGATACAGCTACATTATCAAAATCAGTACCGTCAGCAACTAGAATGTGGGTATCTGTAGCTGCATAAGAATCATCAAATAAACTTATCTTGGCTCCAGTTACAGCATCAGCAGCAATCTTAGCTGTTTCTACTGCCCCTGTAGCAATGTGTTCTGCATCTATGCTTCCTGCTGCATAATGTTCTGAATCAAGCTCATCATCACCTATTTTAGCTCCAGTAACAGCATCAGCAGCTAACATAGCAGTCTCTACTGAGGTATTAGCAATAGTTAAAGCTCCAGTAGAACTGATAGTAGCATCTCCTGACATTGTTTTATTAACAAAATCAGTTCCACTAGCAACTAGAATGTCTCCTGAAGTAGTTCCTGCAGCAGCATCATTTATAACTGTAAGCTCATCTAAGGATTCCTGAGCCATATAGAACGCTTGTTTACTATCAGTGTCCAGATCAGTCTCAGATAAGTTAGAACCATCTACATAATCTACAAGTCTTGTAGCTTGACTTGTAGTTCTTTTAATTAAAACTACCTGATCAGCCGTTATATCAGCAGGACTAGTAATAGTAATGAGGCTATCATTATTCCAAGTAAAAGTTGCTGAAGATCCATCTACTGTAGCAGTTACATGGGTTCGACTGATAAATGGAAATGTGACAGCAAATTCTTGTGTGTCACCTGAAGCAACATATCTTACACTTGAATTAGCCATTTGTTATTGTCCTTGTTATTGTTGTTGTGGTGATAATCCTTTAGGTGTATCTAATTGAAACTGTTTCATAATACCTAATGTGGGCCGTCCTTCTGGTTCAAACATGCTTATTCGTGCATTGCTTTGAGCTTTAATAAAACGATTTCTAAAGGCTATAAACTTATTTCCATATTTTTTCTCATTAAACATAACAAGTGTTATAGCAGCAGATTTATTTTCTCTAATAATAGTTTCTAATGTAGATAATTGTATATGAGGCAGTAATCCACCATGTTTATTAACAAAATCATCCCATGACATACCTTTAGGTTTGTTAAATTCTTTAGATTTAGCTAGTTTTTCTAAGGGTGTTTTTTTATTTAATGCAATCCATTCTTGTTTAATTGCTTCTTTTTCTTCATCTTTTAAATGTAAGACACCTAAAGATCTTCCATCAAATGTCCCTAAAGGAATAGATACAATATCAGATGGGCCTTGAATTTTAGAGTTTAATCTGGCTAATTTATGGATTAAATAACTTCCTGAAGGTTTTCTAGCAGGAATAGGATTTAATAAAGCTTGTGAAAGATTAGTAACAATTTCAAAAGGTCTAATATTATTAATATCTTCAAAGTGAGTTCCAGGAGCAAAGGTATATTCACCCATTAAATTCTGTACCGCACCTCCTTCGGGAACTCCAGGCATCCAACCGTTTAGTTTATTTAAAGCATCTTCATGTGCTCTACCCATTTCACCCATTATAACACTTGTTATTTTTTCAAATTGTGTTTCACCTTCAGGTAATGGGGGTAAAGATTTTTCAGAGATAACACCTTGAGTTCCTCTAGTAATATTACGTCTTATACTAGAATAAAAACTAAGTCTAGGGTCTACAGCAGTCTGAACTCGTCTAAGTGTAGCCATTTTTTCATGATTATCTCCAGTAACAAAGTTCATCATGTCAGATAATCCTTGAAAATAATAACGATCTGTAATCAATCGAGACATATTGATAGCACCCATCGCCATTAATTCTTTAGTAGCTTTCCATTTACGATCTTCAGCGTGATTATTTATATCATATTGATCATTTAAGTGCTGATAAGATCTGGTTAATTGGGATACTGTTGCTGCTGAAGACATTACAAAACCTATAGGATCTAAACGATTATAAGGAACCCATCCAAAGCCAGCATTGACACTGTACCAATGAGGACCACCCATAGCTTTTTCCATTCTTTGTCGTAACTTATAGTTTGCAGGAGGACCATTAGTAATCTGTCCATTATAAGCTAAAGTAAAGACTCCACCCCACATATATTGACCAGCAGCTAGTTTAGCTTCTGCTAATTGTCTAGTAGCAGGATTATCTGATTTAAGTTCATTCCTCATAACCTCACTAAACCTATGTAAAACAGGCATACGCCTAAAATTATGAGTTAACAGGTTTACTGGAGTTTGAAAGAAAGGTAAAAAGGTCCGTAATACTCCTGTAGGATCTCGTTCTATCATAGTTTTAACTAACTGAGTCATACCAGATACTCTATTTTTATTTCCAAGAGCATCCATAACTTCTACATCAGCTAGTTTACTAGTATAAGTATTTTCATGAGCTGCTTTTGTAGCTTGTTCTAATATATCATCATGTAAATCTATATCAGA